GTTGTAAGCCGGAAAACACGCTGGCGAAACGAGCCGAGCCGCGTGGTGAACACCCGGTGGCGGTAATCGCCGGAGACGCCGGCCGACATGGTGCGCCCCGGGTTGTAGGTGCGCCCGCCGTCGTCGGACCACTGGAGGAGCACCGGTCCCGGCGTTTGCGCGCCGCCGACCTCCATCTCTATTTCGGCCCGGCTGCAAAACGCGCGGGCGCCCCGGACGCTGCTGACGACCAGCGGCGGCAACGTCGCCTGCCGGATGACCGCCACGCCCGCGTCGTTCGCCTGCATCGCCAGCGTGTAGAGTTGCCCGGAGGCGCGGTCGCCGAACAAATGGAGCGAGTTGTTGTCGGTTGCGGCGGTGTTCGCCCGCCATGGCCCGGAGCCGTTGGTGCTGGTCGATCGTTCGTGCCAGACGCCGGTCCCGATGTCATAAACGAGCGTCCGGTTGTCCGCCGTCGTCAGGCAATAGAACAAATGCCCGCGATAGGAATGGGTCAGGCCGACGAGGCCGATCGACTGCACGCCGACAATCGCCTCGATCGCGTGCGTGGAAACCCGTTTCGGCGTGTAACCGTTCGATCGGTAGACGATGCCATCGAGCCCCAGCCACCACACCGAACTGTCGGCCCGGCAGACCGATTGCGGCGAGCCGGTGCCGCCATTGATCACGCCGCCGGTCTGTCGCCGGAACGGAAAGTCGGCGTTGCCACTGTCATACCAGACCTCGAAACCGTTCTCGCCCACCGTCCAGATCTGATTGCGATGCGCGATCACCCGGCGAATGACGTTCGGCGTGGCGTCGGAAAACACGAAGTCCAGGGCGTCGAAGTCGGAGGGGTTGAGCAGCCGCGAGATGAACCACTCCGCCGTGTCGCCCAGCGACGAAAACGCGAAATATCCGTCAACGTAACAAACCGACGACGCGCCGGGGAAGTCGGGGTCGGTGATCTTGTTCAGCGGATCGCCGGGGAGGTGCCCGCACGTCCAGGCATTGGGCGCCACGCAGACCACGGCCGCCGTTGGGCCCGCGGCGATCGTCGGGAAGCTGTTCCAGGGCGACGAGCCGGCGTTGGCGGTGCCGACGTCCGCGAGCATCTCCACGGCCGGTGCGCCGCCTGGGAACCGCACGCGGTAAAACTTCGTTCCGCTAACGACATAAAGAACGCCGACCATGTCGTCGTTCATCGCCAGGATCGGCCCGTCGCCGACCATGAGATACGGCACCAGGGCCGGCGTCGAGACGAGCGCCGCGGCGGTGAGCGCGTCGGCCGGCTGCTGCTCCGCCATCAGGTTGATGAGGCGCTTGGAGACCAGAGGCAGCGACGGGTGCTCGTAGCTCTCCAGCGGGAACGGAATGCGCTGCATCCCGGTCTTCGGCTTGAGGGCCTGCTGTAGCGCCTGGAGCGTCGCGGAGTCGGACATCAGGGATTGTCGTATGGTGTATCGTTCAGATAGACGCCCGCCGAGACATTGATACCTCCCACGACCGCGCCGCCACCAGGATGGCCGACCGACATTCCGCCGTCTGGCAACAAGAAATTACCACTCGGCATCACGCCGCCCATGGTAAGTTCGTCAAGGCCGGCGTCCACCGTCAGGCTCGCGGTGGCATTCAAAGCCAGATCAGCCCCCCAGATCAGCACACCCGCGGCGTTGGTAAGGAAAATCCCGTGCTGCTGTGAGGTGGACCCCCGGAGATTGCCGGCACGCACGGAGAAGAAAGAGACTCTGCCGGCTGTCTGATAGAACCCCACCTGGCCGGGGGCCGTCGATGCGCCATTGTTGATCGCCCTGCACCCGGTGAATTGAGCCTCGGCGGCGGCGGTGACGAAGCCGGCGTTTGAATTGCCCTCGGAATGACAGTCGTTGCATAACACGTCTGTATTGTTGATGGTGAACTCAAACCCGGAACCGGCATTACTGGCTGGGGTGCCCAGTGTCGGCCCGGTCGGTCCCGTGCCCGCCAGTTCGGTGTAGACGCCTATGATCTTGTGGTCGCCGCCATAAGTGTCGAGAAAGACCTCGCTATTGCCGTCCTGGCCGAAAAGACCTCCGGTCAGTCGTATGCCATTGATCGGGCAGGCGGGCAGTCCAACGGCCGAGAAGCCAGGTTCGACATTGGCGAAGCTGCTGCAGTTGACAATCTCCCCAAGCGAGATCCGATCGGGGCCGCCCCCCTGGGCAAAAACAAGGAAGCCGTGGCCATCGTTTTGCGTCGAAAGGCAGTTGTTGAGCGACCACTGCAACGCGCCATTCGACGCGGTGTTGGTCCAGAAGAACCCGTCATCCAGATTGAGCATGGAGGTGACGTTTTCGATGTAGGAATATCCCGTTGGCCCAAGCCTGAGGCCCTTCCATTGATGCTGCACGATCAGGTTGGAGAGCCGGCAGAACTGCACGTAAGTCGGAGCGCTAATCCCGTCCGCGCCATCGGTGGCGGTCACGCTCCGGTCAATTGTCATGCGTTCGATCAGAACAGTGGTCACGTTGGTGGCGAGGGAGATCACCGGCGCCGCGCTGGAACTGGAGATGATACGAGTGACCTCGCGCCCGACCCCGGCGATATGGGTGCCATCATGAACGACATACAGCGGGTCGGTGGTCGAGAAGGTACCGGCTGGAATGACGATGGACGGCCCGGCGGTCAGGGCCGCGTTGATGGCGGCGGTATCGTTGGTCGCGCCATCGCCCCTGGCCCCGAATTGTTTGACCGAGACCGGCTGACCGTAGGTTTGCAGATAATAGGTGCCCCCCGGCGACGCGATGACCGAGCCGCCGTTGTCAGGAGCCGGCGGCCCCTGGACATACGTTCCGCCGCCGCCGTCTCCGGGCGCGTAATATCCCAGGACGTCGATGCACGGATGAGCGACGGACAGGGCGCGCAAAGCTCCGATCGAGTTGACGAATTGCGTTGCTTTCGCGGCCACGGCGGCATCCCCCGCGATGCGCGCCGCCGTTTCGGCCTCCAGGTTGGCGGCGACGATCGCCGACATGTACGTCCGCATCGCCGGCGCGCTGAACAGCCCCGAGCCGGCGCGCTCGCCGACGACCGAGGACGTGTCGCTCACCGCGCCGAGGTCCGGCAAGTCGAAGATCCGGACGCCGGAATAGGCGGTTGTCGTGCTCATCAGTTTTGCCCAACGCAGTTAAAAAACACGTTCTGGCCGTGAACGGTACTGGCGAACACCACCTGCCACGCGGTCGCGGACACGGGTCCCGCCGAATTAACCACGGCCGGCCCCCAGAAATTGCACAACCCTCCCGCCACGCCATACAGCGCGAACGGCTGGACAAGAGTGCATGCCGTGGTCGGATTGGTGGACCCCACGGTGACGAACCCGGCGAACGCGCCGCCCACGACGACGGCTCCGCTACCGCCGCAACCGGTCACCGTCGCGATGGGCGGTTTATCCCATTGGTTATCGCGATAAACGACCTGATTAGACCCCGAGATGATCATCGACTGACTGCCCAGGGTGTTGATCGACCAGTTGCCCGTGATGATCGTCGTGGGCGCCACCGGGACCGCTACCGCCTCGTTGAAATATGAGAAGTCGTTATTCTCCACCACGATCCTGGACACCGTCGGGCCGGAGACGATCCCGTGCGCCTTCGCGGACCCGTTCCGCCCCGCGAAGGACGAATTTTTCACAACGATATTGGTCCCGCCGGAACTCCCCACGACATCCAACGCGAAGTAGTCCGCGCCATCGTTCGCGCCACCGACGCCACCGCTCTTGACGTTCGTCAGGTAGACGTTCGAGCCATTCGTCCGGACGAAGTTCCCGCGCGACCCTCCGGCGACGAACCCGTCCAGCACCAGCGTGCTTTCCGGCCCCGCCAGATTTATGCAAGTCGGGTTGCCCGACCTCGTATCGGTCGCGTAGGAATAGGTCGCGCACTCGGTCGAGCTACCCCGCAACAAAGCGTTGCCCGCCCATAGCCCTCCCGTTTCGACATGCAACATCGTGCCGGTGCCATCGAAATTGAACTCCATCGGGCTGATGGCGACCGTCGCGCCTGCGTCCACATAAATTCCGAAGCGCCAGTCAAACACGATGGCGTTGGTCACCGTGACGTTGACGCCCGCCCCCGCCGTG